ATTTTAATATTTTTTTTTTTATATGTTAATTTATTTTTATATATTTGTTTTAAATATAAAATATATATTATGAACAGAACAATATCATACGAAGAACATTATATTCAAGTTGGTTTTTATCAATCTATTATTAAAGAAAAAGAAAAAGAGGTAAATACTTTAAGAAATCAATTAAAATTATCAAATGATTTATTAAAAAAATCTAAAGGAATAATAGAAACAGTAAAAGCAAAATTGGAAGTATCACAACAAAACAGAATAACAATATGAAAACAAATATTTACTCAAAACTTTACGACTTACAAAACGAACTTGGTGCAATTAGTAAAGATGCTACAAATCCATTTTACAAATCAAAATACTTTGATATTAACTCTTTAATAGGTCAATTAAAACCATTATTACAAAAACATAATTTAGTATTAATACAACCTATAACAGATAATCAAGTAAGAAGTGTTATTATTGATTTAGATGGTGGCTCTGTAGAATCATCAATACAATTACCCAACGATTTAGATGCACAAAAATTAGGTAGTGCTATTACTTATTTTAGGAGATATACATTACAAAGCTTATTAGCATTACAAGCGATTGATGATGATGGTAATTTAGCTATGAAAAAAAATAAAAAACCTATATTATTAGATAATACACCACAATTTAAAAATGCACAAGAAGCATTAAAAAAAGGTAAAACAATAAATGATATTAAAGAACATTATATTATAAATAAAGATATTGAAATTAAACTATTAAAATTTACATATGAATAAATTAGACACTGCTTTATTATTAAAACTTAATAAAAAAGACAAGGAGTTATTACAAGCGAAAGCAAAAGAAAAAAGAATGTCCTTATCAGGATATATAAGAACAGAATTATTAAACAATTAAATATATAAATTATGGCAGGAATTATTAAAGCAAGAATAGATGTACAAAAATTACCTAAAGAAAAATTCTATAAAGGTAAAAAAGGTGTTTACTATGAATTTATATTATCAATTAATGATGATACAAATCAATATGGTCAAAACGTATCTATATCAGATTCACAAACTTTAGAAGAACGTGAAGCTAAAAAACCAAAATTATACTTAGGTAATGGTGAAGTGGTATGGACTAATGACATAATTAAATTAGCTGAAAAAGAACAAGTAGTTCAAGAAACAGCTAATGATGATTTACCCTTTTAAAAATGTAATGTACCCTACGAGAGGAAAACAGATATAGAATTATATCAAAATATTATTTACATTTAAAATTGGAGGATTAAAAGTCCTCCTTTTTTTTTTATATATTTAAACAAATGCAACTAAGATTAGACGAAAAACAGACAGTGCAGTACTTAACTATGCAAGCAATTGAAGAAGATTGTATAATTAATGCTAAAGAAAAAATAGAGTATCCACCTGTAGCAATATCATTTGGAGAAAATTTAATTAAAACAAATAAAGGAGATTTATTACTACCTATTCCTATAGGAACTTATGGTAATTTTAGTTTCGTACAAGCACCACCAAAAACTAAAAAAACATTTTTTGTTTCATTAATGACATCTATTTATTTAGGTGGTAAAAATAACTTTGGTGGTAATATTAAAGGACATAGAGAAAATAAAAATGTTATACACATAGATACAGAACAAGGTAAATGGCACGCTCAAAAAGTTTTTAAAAGGGTATTGGATATGAACTCTTTTGATTATTCAGAATTTTATCATACTTTTGGATTAAGGAGTTTAAATTACAAAACAAGAATTGAGTTCATTGAATATTGTTTAGAACACAAAGTTTTAAATACAGGTTTTTTAATTATTGATGGAATTGCAGATTTAGTTTCAGATGTAAATAATATTGAAGAATCAAATGCTTGTATTCAAAAAATAATGGAATGGAGTGCAAAATATAATTGTCATATAATGTGCGTAATACATTCTAATTTTGGAAGTGATAAACCTACAGGACATTTAGGTTCATTTTTAGAAAAAAAAGCAGAAACACAAATACAACTTGAAGCAAACACAGTTAACAGAGAATGGGTAACGGTTAAATGTAAACGTAGTAGAGGATATTCATTCGAAACATTTAGTTTTAAGGTAAACGAAATTGGACTACCTGAAATCATTGGGGATTTATATGACCCTTTGAAAAACTAAATAACTATGATTAATTTCTTATCGGAAATTTTTAAAAAACATAAAATTTGGATAGACATTGTATGCACTTTTGGCTGTAATAAAGAAACGGCAGAAGACATTGTTCAAGAAATGTATATTAAAATAGATAAAAAAATTAAAAATGGTTTAGATATTAATTTTGGTAAAAATGACTACAACTATTATTATATTTTTAAAACACTAAAAACACTTTTTTTAGATTTAAAACGTAAAGAAGCAAAGGTTAAAACAATTGACATTGATACAGCTACTAAATATTTATCTGATATTGATAATAAAAATTATGATGTAGTTTATCAAAATGTACAAAATCAATTAAATAAAATGTATTGGTATGATAAAAAGGTTTATGAAATAATTGAATCAGGAGAAAGTATTGCAAAATTATCTCGTAAATCTGGCATTCCATATTATTCGTTATATAATACATATAAGAAAGTAAAACAAAAATTAAAAAAATTATTATGAAATTAGGAGATTTTATTTATTACATAACTAAATATACGGGTATAAAATGGATTGTAGAAAAATATCATAATATTAGAGGAACAAAATGTAATTGTGATAAAAGAAGAAAAAAATTTAATGAAATTAAAATTAAAAGATGGTAAAATTTAGTAAAGATGATTATAAATTATGGAATAAATTTAGAGATACAAAACACTCAACCATTAATCGTGGAGAATTTCGTTTGGTTTGTCTCTTGCACTCACAATATTACAAGCATAAATACTACGAACCTTGTACTTGTAATCCCAAGTTAATTAATAAATGGATTAAAGAATTAAATGTAGTATGGAATAATGGGAATTGAAACTATACAAAAACTTGAACAAGCAGTAGTTAAATTTTTAAACTTTGATGGTTGGAATTTAGATTGGACTGGAAAAAGTTATAAACCCTATGATGCTTCAGGTTTTACAAGTAAAGGAATTCCTTGCGTAATTGAAATGAAATTTAGAAATAAATACTACGAAGATAAAATGCTTGAAAAAGCTAAGTATGATAAATTAATAAAAATGGATAAAGATATTGTAAAACTTTATTTTGTAAATGACCCTAAAGGAAATTTTTTATATTGGTTAAATAAAATTAAATTACCTAAACCTGTAAAGATGTATTGTCCAGACACAACAATGTGGACTAAAAAAAGATTATTAAAACCTGTTTATCTTTTACAAGAAAATCAAGCAAGTAAAATAAATTTAAACATATGAAAGTTGGTATTACTTTTAGCACTTTTGATTTGTTTCATATAGGACATATTAAAATGCTTGAAGAAGCTAAAAAACAATGTGATTATTTAATTATAGGATTACAAATAGACCCATCAATAGACAGAAAAAATAAAAACAAACCAATACAAAGTATTGTTGAAAGGTACACACAATTAAAATGTTGTAAATATATTGATGAAATTATACCATACGTTTACGAAAAAGATATTATTGATATAATACAAACCTACAATATAGATGTAAGAATTATAGGAGAGGAATATAAATATAAAATGTACACAGGTAAAAATGAATGTAAAAATTTAGGTATTAAATTATATTATAATAAAAGACAACATAGGTTTTCATCCTCATATTTACGTAAACAAATTTACCATACAGAAAAAAATAAAAAATAATTATACTATTAAACATATTTTGTATATATTTGTTATATAATAAAACAAACAAAATGTACGAAATAAAAAATTACACAAAAGAATACTACATTAATCACAAATTAATTGGTACAATTATCTTAGAAAAACCTGACAGAGAAAAATTAGGTTACCCTGGTAAAAGATTAGAGGTTTTAACAGAGGATATTAAATTCAAGAACAGAATATACAGAGCAGGTACAGAGGTTTATACAGAAACATCTCCTATTTGTGGCCAATTAAAAGGTTCATTAAAAGAAAAATTTCAAATATTAGCCAACTCAAGAATAAAATTTTAATTATGTACAGATTAGACAAATACAAACAGAACTTAACTATACACGGAAACAAGGTATGGAGTTACACAACACACGTTGCAACAATAGAAGATAATAAACTAAAACAATTAGGTTATTGGTCACAAACAACACAAAAACACATTAACTATGTTGCAAAAGAATTAAACTTATTATTAGTTAAATGAAATATAATTCTGATTTTAAATATGATTTAAAGATTGGTCAAGTAGGAGAAAAATACTTAGCTAATATTTTAGAGAATAAAACAATAGAAGTTAAAACAGATTATAAAGCACTTGAAACAGGTAACATATTTATTGAATATTTTAGTAGAGGAAAGCCAAGTGGATTAGCGACAAGTAAATCTGATTGGTATGCTTTTATAATAAGCAACGATAATATTATGTTAATTAAAACAGATAAACTAAAAGATATTTGTAGAAAATATTTTTGGACTGACAAAGATGTTAAAGGTGGAGACAATAATACAAGTCAAGGTATTTTATTACCATTAAAAGAAATAATATAAAAATATGTATAAAGAAAATAACGCATTTGAAAATCAAATTTTTGACCACTACAGGCAACAAGCAAAAAAAATTAACAAAGCAATAGAATTATTAGTAGAACATAATTATACTGTACTTGATTTACAAGGACAAATTATAAATAAAGAAACTATTAATAATGATAAAAAACCTGTTGTATCTCCAACAAGATATAGCCAAAGAGATAAAGAATGATATTATTATTTGATGCTGATAGTTTAGTATTTGCAAGTTGTTGTAGAACAAAACAATTTCCTGATGAATTACCTTATCATACAAATATTGAAGATGCTATAAATAAATTTGATGAGCAGTTTATGAAAATAGTAAACGACTTAGAGGAAAATTATGATATTGAAAAAATTATAACATTTAATGGTTGTAAGGGTAATTTCAGAAAATTAATAACTACTAATTATAAAGCTAATAGAAAAAAGCAACCATTACCACCACTTCTACACGATATGCATCAATACGTTAAAGATACTTATGAAAGTAAATTTGGTTTTGGTATTGAAACAGATGATTTGGTAGCAAGATATTGGTATACATTAAGTGAAGAATTTGGTAGAGATAATGTAATGATTATTTCAATAGACAAAGATTACAAGCAGTTTCCTTGTTTAATGTATAATTACCATCCTAAAACTAAAAAAGTGTTAGATATAAGTGAACAAGAGGCATTATATAATTTTTATGAGCAAATGATAATGGGCGATACTGCTGATAATGTAAACTACTTTAAAGGTAAGGGTAAAAAATTTGCAGAGAAATACTACAAAGATTGTACTACAAAATATCAATACACAAAAAAACTATACGAATTATTTAAACAAGAGTATAAAAGCAAAGCAAAATTAAAATATATTGAATGTTATAATCTATTAAAATTAAGAACAAGATAATGGATGCTAAAGATTATTTATACTTTATAAGTTACAGAAATAATTTAACACAATTTATTATACATAATTGTACATACGAAAAAAACAAAAAAAGACATAATAGAGTAAATTTTAACGAAAGAGAATTATTAGGTCTATTAAAAGAACTGAACAGAATCAATTTATATATTAACCTAAACAAAGACAAAAATGAAAAACACAGAACTACAGAGAGGACAATTTAATCCTTATTATGAAATTAACAATTTAAAAATGGCAGAATTAAATAGAGATATGATACCTATTCATTCACATAATTTTAAAACAAAATTAAATGAATATGGTTGGTTAATGCCAATAGTAATTTCAGCTAATGGAGATGTTATTGAAGGACATCACAGAATTGAAAGTGCTAAACTATTAAAACAAAAAACTATACCTGCTTATGTTATTGACTGGGTAGATACTAAAATACAAAAGGAACATCTTGATTGTATTATTAGTTTAAATAATGGGAATAAAGCTTGGAAAATGTTAGATTATTTAAAAGCATTTTCTGATATGAATAATGACTATTTATATGTTTATGATAAATACTTATTAAATCAAGATAATATTACAGTTGGTAACATTATAAATCTTTATTTTAAACCTTGTTCTCCACAAGTAAATCATAAATTTAAAAAAGGAGAATTAAAATTTAAAGATAAAAAATTCTCAGATTATTTATTAAATGAAATTTGTGAATTAGTAGAAGAATATTCAAAATCAAAAGTTGTTACATATTGTATTCGAGAATTTATATCTTTATGCTATGGTAAAGCTAAAAAAGATAAAAAAGCTATTAAATATTTAATAAAAGAATATAAAAAAATAATTAAAATGAATCATCCTGCTGCATCAAGTATAAGAATGTTTAAACCAATAATGATAAATAATTTAAAATATTATAATAGAAACCATAAATAAATTACGTTATATATATAGTTATGATAGAAAAAATAGATATAAAAAAGATTTTTCAAAATCCTATGAATCCAAGAATTATTAAGGATTTTAAATTTAACAAGTTAGTTAAAAGCATTAAAGAATTCCCTGAGATGCTTGAATTAAGACCTATAATAGTAAATCAAGAAGGTGGTATTATTGGTGGTAATATGAGATACAGAGCTTGTAAAGAGCTTGGATTAAAAGAAGTTTTTATTATAAGAGCAGAAAACTTAAATGATAAACAAATAGAACAATTTATTATAAAAGATAATGTTGGCTTTGGAGAATGGGATTGGGATATGATTGCTAATGGTTGGGATACTCAAGAAATAACTGACTGGGGTTTAGAAATAAAAACATTTGGAGAGAATATTGCAACAGATGAATGGGTTGGAATGCCTGACTTTGAACAAGAAGATAATATGCCAAAAAATAGAATTATGGTATCTTTTGAAAATGATGAAGATAGAATAGAGTTCGGTAAATTAATAGGGCAAAATATAACTAAAGATACAAAGTCAATTTGGCATCCAAAATTAACAATAGATAAAGTAAAGGATTTAAGATATTAAAATGAATCCACAATTTCCATTATACTTACCATCAAAAGGTAGATATGAAATTAGATTAACAAGTGACTATCTGATTTATATGAAAGTTCCACATTATATTGTAATAGAAGAACAAGAATATGAATTATATAAAAAACATATTAATAGTAAATTAGTTACATTATTAATATTAAATAAAAAATATCAAGAAGAATACGAAACCTTAGATGATTTAGGAGATAGTAAAAGTAAAGGACCCGGTGCAGCAAGAAATTTTGCTTGGCAACATTCTATTGATAATGGCTTTGCTTGGCATTGGGTAATGGATGACAATATAAGTTCATTTTATAGAGCACATAAAAACAGACAGATTAAAGTTAGCGATGGTGCTATATTTAAAGCTATGGAGGATTTTTGTTTACGTTATGAAAATGTGTATATGGCAGGACCAAACTATTATATGTTTCAAGTAGCTAAACAAAAGCGACCACCATTTGTAGCTAATACAAGAATTTATAGTTGTAATTTAATTCGTAACGATATACCTTATAGATGGAGAGGTAGATATAACGAAGATACTATTTTAAGTATAGATATGTTAAAGGATGGTTATTGTACAGTACAGTTTAATGCTTTTTTACAAGCTAAAGTAAGAACAAGTGTATTAAGAGGTGGAAATAGTGGAGAATTTTATGACAAAGAAGGTACGTTGCCTAAATCAAAAATGCTACAAGATGTATATCCAGAATATGCTAAAGTAAAATGGAGGTTTAGTCGAATACATCATTATGTTGATTATAAGCCTTTTAAAAATAATAAGCTAATAAGAAAAGCAGATATTAATTGGAATAAATTACAACCAAATAACTATGGTATGAAAATAAAAAAAATAAAAAATGAACAAAAGTAGACATATAAAAAAGGAATCAATGTTAAAAGCATTAGAGCATAGCTTAGGAGTTGTTACAGTAGCTTGTAGGAATGCAGAAGTGCCAAGAAGTACATTTTATAAATGGCTAAACGAAGATGAAGATTTTGCAAAAGAAGTTTCAGACATAGAGAATGTTGCACTTGATTTTGCTGAAAGCCAATTACATACGCAAATAAGAAAAAACAATACATCAGCAACAATATTCTATTTAAAAACAAAGGGCAAAAAAAGAGGTTACATTGAACGACAAGAAATAACAGGAGCAGATGGAATGCCTACTAACTTTCAAATAGAGATAATTGATAAAACCGAAGATTCAGACTAACATAGTATATAAACATCTTGTAAATAGCGACAAGAAAATTATAGTTGAGCAAGGTGGTACTCGTAGTGGTAAAACCTATAATATTCTTTTGTTTATTATATTCCATTATTGTACACATAATAAAAATAAAATAATTACTATATGTCGTAAAACATTTCCAAGTTTACGAGCAACTGTATTAAGAGATTTTCTACAAATATTAAATCATTACCAAGTATATAGAGATGAGTTCCATAATAAGAGTAGTAGTGAATATCATTTATTTGGCAACCTAATAGAATTTACATCTCTTGACCAATCACAAAAGATTAGAGGTCGTAAAAGAAATTTACTATTTATAAATGAAGGGAATGAATTATATTGGGAAGATTGGCAACAATTAATATTTAGAACACAAGAACGTATTATACTGGATTTTAATCCATCAGATGAATACCATTGGATTTATGATAATGTAATAACAAGAGAAGATTGTGCATTTTATAAAACTACTTATTTAGATAATCCTTTTTTGGAGGATGTAATTAAAGAAGAAATAGAAAGGTTAAAAGAAACAGATGACCAGTATTGGCAAATCTATGGATTAGGGGAAAGAGCAACAAGTATTAACACTATATTTAAATATTCAGAAGTAAAACAAATACCAGAAGATGCTAAGTTAATAGCTTATGGAATGGATTTTGGTTATAGTAACGACCCTACAACGCTTGTAAGCGTACTTGTAATGGAACATAACTTATATATTAAAGAGCATTTATACAGAACGCAAATGACAACGCAAGACATTAATGTTTTTTTAAGAGAACAAAACTTATTAAGTAACCCAATATATGCAGATAGTGCAGAGCCAAGACTTATAGCAGAATTAAGAAGAATGGGACATAATATATTCCCAAGTTTAAAAGGAAAGGATTCAGTTAATGCAGGTATTGACTTATTAAAAAGATATAAATTACATATTACATCTGATAGTAACAATGCTATTCAAGAATTCAGGAATTATAAATGGAAAGAGGATAGAAGTGGTAAATTAATTAATGTTCCTGAAGATAAACATAATCATATAATTGACCCCTGTCGTTACGCTACATACTCTATATTATCACGACCTAACTTTGGTAAATATGCTATACGATAAAAAGTGTACTAAATGTGGTAATAAATACACATACATAGGTTCTGCACAGAATGGTTTTATGTGGTTATGTAAAAAATGCAACCATATAGATTGGGCACCTGCAAAAAAATAACTTATATATTTTTTAGTTTAATATATTATATATATATTTGTTATATAATAACACTAAAACAAACAAAATGAAACTAACATTCGAAGAACAATCTGCATTAATAGATGTAGAAGCAACATTAAAAATGCTATTAACAGCAGACAATTTAAAAACATATCAAAAAGAATGGTGTGTAAAATCTTATAAACACATCTGTAATTTTAGATACCAACATTCATAAGCTATGACACAAAAAGAAAAAATAAAAGATTTAGAAAGGCAATTACAAGTTGCTGAAAAACATACTTACGTTTATGAAACTACCTCTTTACATTGTAACGATGGAGAATTTTATATGTATTATGGAGAAGATAAATGTGTGGTATTTAATGTTGAGCAATTATTTAAGGATTTACCTTTTATGGTTAATCAAGTAGTTAAAGAACAAGCAAAGATGCAAGATTGGCATTTAAGTAGATTAAAAGATGAATTAAAAGAAATAAAAGATGAAAGTAAATAAAGTTTATAAAGTTGTAAGACCAATGAGAAAATTTGGTAATTTAATAAAAGATATATTTTATCCTCAAAAATCAAATCACTTTTGGATTAGGGTTAAAGAAATAGCAGAAACAAAAGAAGAAAAAGAGGAGCAAATGTATGCTATAATTGAATTATTAAATAACAGAATAACAATCGATGAACAAAATACAGAATACTAAAGACCTATCTTTTTACAATAACTCAATATTATTTACTAAACTTTTAAATAAAAAGGTAAATGATAACATAGATGACAAAGAATTAGTTTTAATGCAAGAACTATTAATAGACATATTTTTTTATGTAAATAACTTGCAAACTCATTTAGCTAATTGTAAAATGATGAACAGCAAATACAGAGAACAACGAAATGATGCTTTATTAATAGCAGATGAGTTAAGAGATGAAATTGAATGGAATGAAAATAATGTTATATAAATTTTTTAGTTTAATATATATTTTATATATTTGAATTATATTAATAATAAAACAAAACAAAATGTACAGAAAATTCCTAAAACAAGACCCTAATAACTGGAAATGGTTAATTGCTATTCACATAGTTGTTTATACAATAATATTAATTTTAATGATTGATTTATAATGCAACAAATAACAAATACAATAGAGGTCGAATATGAACACTTTATATTAGAAGTTAATTACGATTACAGAAAAGGACACGCAGGTAATTATTTTAACCCACCTGAACCAGATGAAATAGATATACAAAATGTATTTATAACAGGATATATAAATGATGATGGTAGTATTGAAAATTTAGATAATAGAAAAAAATATAATATGAATAATGAATCACAAAAACTAATAGTCAATGAAATATCATATGACGTAGAAAACTTTATTTAAAGATAATTTTGTTTGTTTTGTTAAAGGGGTAATTCGCCTACAGTGTTTCACAGTTTAGAGTTATCCCTTTTTTTTATTAAATTAGGTGCTTAGAAATAAGCACTTTTTTTTATTATAAAATCGAACTTTAATTACGTTATATAAATATGAAAGCTAATATAAACGTGCCTACTGAACTTAATGAGATTACATTAAAGCAATATCAAAAGTTCTTAAAAGTACAAGACAGTAGCAAAGACAATAACTTCATACAAACAAAAATGATTGAAATATTTTGTAGGGTTAAACCTCAAGATGCTTTAAGCATTAAACTATCAGACGCAAATCGTATTGCAAATTTAATATCTAATATGTTTGAAGAAAAACCAGACTTGGTTAAAAGTTTCTATTTAGGTGGTGTTGAATATGGGTTTGTTCCTGATTTAGATGAAATTACGTTAGGAGAATACATTGACCTTGATACTTATATGGGAGACTGGGAAAACATACATACAGCAATGAATGTACTGTACAGACCTATCAAGCAAAAGTTAAGCGATAAATATCTTATAGAAGATTATAATGTAGAAACAAAAGACCTCCTACTACATATGCCAATGGATGCTGTATTTGGTTCTATTATTTTTTTTTATCGTTTAGGGATAGAATTGTCTCAAACTATGATGAATTATTTGGAGAACAAGGAGGAGAAACAACTACTGGACGTGCTGGATTTGCAAAGAAATGGGGATGGTATTCAAGCCTTTACGGACTCGCTGGAGGAGATATTACAAGATTTGAAAATATCACTAAACTAAATATGCATCAGTGTTTAATGATGTTAGCATTTATGAAAGACAAAAACGAATTAGAATCGAAACAAATAAAAAGTAAATTTAAATGAGTCAACAAGGAATAAGAGGTTTTTACCAATTAACTGAAACTATAAAAGCACAACTACTTGCAGACGTAAACTGCAATACAGTAACAACAGGAGACATATATGATGTTAATTTAAACAAGCAAGATATATTTCCCCTTGCTCATATTATAGTAAACAACGTAACACAAGAAGAACAAACGCTTAATTTTAATATAAGCATCTTGGCAATGGATATAGTAGACCAATCTAAACAACCAACAGAAGATAGGTTTATAGGAAACAACAACGAACAAGATATTCTAAACACACAACTTGCAGTATTAAACAAAGCAATACAGGTTTTAAGAATGGGAACACTACATCAAGATATGTATCAGCTTGACAGCCCTGTAAATTGTGAACCATTTTACGATAGGTTTGAAAACCAATTAGCAGGATGGACTGCTACAATGGATATAGTAATATATAACGACATAAGAATCTGTTAATGAATTTTAAGAATATAAATAAAGCCCTAAATGATTTTGGTAAATATGTTGTTCAACAATCAAGGTCAAACCTAACAAAAGGAAATCAAGGTGGTGGTGCTTTATACGATTCAATAAGATACACATTAGACGAAGAACAAAAAGGTTTCATACTTGACTTCTATATGCAAGACTACGGTATGTTTCAAGACGAAGGTGTTAAGGGTGCAAATCCAAGTTTAGTAAAAGGAGGTAAACAAAAAGCCCCAAGCAGTAAGTTTAGTTATAAGCAAAAGATGCCTCCAATGCAACCTTTAAGGGAATGGGCACAAAAAAAGAACATAAGATTTAGAGACAAAAAAGGTCAATTTGCAAAAGGAAGTTATAAGAGTATGGCATTTGTATTACAAAGAAGTATATACGCACAAGGTTTAAAACCTACATACTTTTTTACTAAACCATTTGAAAGAGCATTTATAAGACTTCCACAAGAATTGGTAAAAGACTTTGCATTAGATATAGAAAAAGGAATAATATTAGCAACAAAAAAATAAACAATGGCAGCAATAGCATTAAGAAGTCCACAATATAAATACGCAGCAGCAAATATAGGAAGTCCTAATTCTGCTAAAATAACTATTAGTATTGATGGAACAATACAATACACTTTAGTAAAAGGAGCAACAGCAGGAGCAAATATGCTTTGGGAAATAGCAGAACTATGTAGGGATTTTATAAACATAACTTATGATGGTAGTTATACAGCAGAAACTTTAGCAATAATATCTACTTTAACTTCACACGCTTCAACAGATGGAAGTGGAACAGCATTAACAACAAACACTTTTACAGATATAGGTTATGATGGTTACGGAACTTTTACAGAAGGCTCAAATCCTACAGTACCTTTTGGAAGCAGACCTACTTGGCTTATAAGTGGAGACCCTAATCATACAGGAATAAATGATGAATACTATATTTATGTGCCTAACAATACAGCAGGTTCAGTTCCTTATATTAATGCTAATCCAACAGACCAACCTACAATGGGTTACCAAAGTTATGGAGCTACTGATGTAGAAATAACAAATAGTCCTGCAGGAATTAAAATGAATATAAATAGAATTGATTGTACTAAATATGGAGATGGTCATAAAATTACATTTGTAAATAAGTTTGGAGCATTACAAGATATTTGGTTCTTTTTAAAATCAGTAAACACAACAACAAAAAAACAAGAACAATTTCAAAGAGTTGATATAAATACAGCAGGGGTTTACAACGTTTATGTACATACTAAACAAGATTATAATACAGTTGCAAACACAAGCATAACATTAAGTTCTGGCTATTATCCTGAATGGGCTAATCAATGGTTTGAGCAATTATTATTGTCAGAACAGGTTTGGTTAACAAGACAAGTTCCAACTAATCCTTTAGCTACTGAATCTGTTCCAGTCAATGTAAGAAAAAATAGTATGGTTCAAAAAACTTCACTAAACGACAAACTAATAGACTACACATTTGATTTTGATATGTCATTTGATTACATAAACAATATTAGATAATGCAGAAACTTCAACTATATATTAGTAATGAAAGAATTGATTTATTCAAAGATGAACAAGTTTCATTTAACCAATCTATACAAAACATTAAAGACCCTGCAAAGATATTTACTGAATTTACTCAAACATTTACAGTACCTGCTTCTAAAAATAATAATAAGATATTTCAACATTATTACAATTTTAATATAACTGGTGGATTTGATGCAAGAAATAAAGTAGATGCAAACATAGAACTTAATAACGTAGCTTTTAAGCAAGGATATATTAGACTTGATGGTGTTGACTTAAAACTAAATAAAGCATACGCATATCGCATTACATTCTTTGGAGAAACAGTAAACATAAAAGATATATTAAGAGAAGATAAATTAGGAGCATTAGATGATTTAAACCAATACAATTTAAATTATGATGCTTCTACAGTAAAAGCAAAATTACAAAATACAAGTAATGCTATATTATGTCCTTTAATTACATCTGGAGCAAGTGGAGAAGAATCAAGATTATTTTATAATAGTAATAATTCAGCACATACAGACGATACAGGTAATTTATATTATCATACTGGGAGTAGTAATAATCACGGTGTATTATATTCAGATTTAAAATATGCTATTAGATTATACGAAATTATAGAAGCAATTACTGCAAGTTACCCTGCGTTAGTTTTTACAGATGACTTTTTTAGTACAAGTAATGCAGAATTTTATAATTTACATATGTGGCTACATCGTAAAAAAGGTAGTGTAGCTCCTGCATCACAAGTAACAACATTCCCCACATTAGTAGATGGTTTCGGAATACCAACACCAAGTAATGAGACAGGGATGATTAATGGGTCTGGTTTACAAATATTCGGTACTGCATTGCCAACAATACAACAACAGTTAACATTAACACCTGCTAATAATACAACTCAATATGATGTAATAATAAATCGAAATGGTACTGTATGGTTTACAAGGTCTAATTTAACAGGTCAACAAGTATTTGATGCAAGTGATATGACTAATATGGATGCTGCAACATATACTATAGTAATACAAACTACAACAACACTTGCTTTTAATTTAGTCAGATGGGATTTGTCAGGATATTTTGTAGGAGCAGGTTCTGGCTGGTCTGAATTTTGGGAAACAACAGCTTTTACAGCAACTGCAACATTTCAATTTGTAATTACTGAACAAATTCCTGATATGAAGATAATTGACTTTTTAACAGGTTTGTTTAAGATGTTTAATTTAACTGCTTATTATGTTAGTGATGCTCAAGATGCAGACTTTGGTAAAATCAAAGTGCAAAAGTTAGATGAATTTTATGTAGCAGGAACAAGTTATGATATAAGTGAATATGTAGATACAAATACAAGTCAAGTAAATGTAGCGTTACCTTATAAAGAAATATCATTTAGCTATGAAGGAACAGGAACATTACTTGCTTTACAATACGAACAGTTACAAGGTAAAAGTTGGGGTTCAGAAAAATTTACAGGAAACGCAACAGTAGGCAATAACTTTGACGCACCAAATCCAACTTATAAAGTAACACTACCTTTTGAGCATATTCAAATGGAACGATTAGTAGATGTGAATCCAACTTTATCTTCTCCTCAAAAAACTATACAATATGGTTATTTCGTTGATGATAATTTAGAAGCATATTTTGGTAAACCATTAATATTTTATCCAATCAAAATTACAAGTGGAACAGAAATATCTTTTAGAGATAGCAAAACAAGTCAATCTTCATTAACTACTTATTACATACCAAGCAATAGTTTAAGTATTAATTCTTCTTCAAGCACAAAGAATATAAACTTTTATTTAGAAGTAAACGAATACACTTTAGATACAACTTTTACAGGTACTTTGTTTCAAGAAAATTATATAGAATACATACAAGACATATTTAATAATAAAAGAAGATTAACAAAACTAAAAGCCTATTTGCCATTAAAGATTATTTACAAGTTAAATATGAATGACAAAGTAGTTATTAATAATCAAGGTTATAACATAAACAACTTAACAACAAATTTAAATACAGGAGAAAGTTCAATTGAATTATTAAACGAATTATGATTAAAAATATATTAGAATTATTAAAAGTAGTAGACGGAGAAACAGAAACAATAAGAATTGCACAAGGCAAATATAAATTAGCTGAAACCTTTAAAGAAGGGTTTAAACAAATTAAAAGAGAAATAAAATGGCACAAAAAATAGAAGTTCAATTAGAGATAGAAAGTGCAAAAGCATCAAAAAATTTAGACGATTTATCAAAAGGAATATCTAATCTAAATAAAGAGGTTAAAAAAAGCAATAAAGATACTACTGAAGGTATGAAAGAAGTTGAAAAATCTTCTGAAGATACTGCTGGTGGCGTAAAGAAAATTGGTAGTGCTTTAAAAGCAGCAGGTATTGGTCTTATAATTGCTGCCTTTGCAAAGTTTACAGAAGTTTTAAATGAGAATCAAAAGGTAGCAGACTTTTTTTCTATCACATTTGAAACATTATCATTAGCCTTTAATGATTTCTTTAATTTTATACTATCTAATACAAGTTCAATTACAGGATTCTTTAAAGCTATTTTCGATGACCCTTTAAAATCTATAAAAGGATTGGGTAGTGCAATTAAAAATAACATTATTGAGCGTTTTAACTCAATGCTTGATACAGTAGGACTCGCAGGTAAAGCAGTCAAAAAATTCTTTGAAGGCGATTTTTCAGGTGCAGCAGAAGCAGCAAAAGAAGCAAGTAAAGAGTTTGTAGATGTTCTTACAGGTGTTGACGGTTCAGTTGATAAAGTAGGGGAAGGTATAACTAAAGTTGTTACTGCTACTACAAGTTATATAAAAGGAACTGTTAAAGCTGCAACAGAAAATATAAATCTTGCTAAAACTGCAGAACTTGCAGCTGTACAAAATCAAGGTTTAATTGAGAAGTATGATAGACTTGCAGAAGAACAAAGACAATTAAGAGACAATGAATTTAACACTATTGAAGAAAGAGTTGCAGCTAACAACAAACTTAAAGAAGTATTAGAGGAACAGAAAAAATTAATGCTTGAAAACGCTAATGCTATACTTGCAGCAGCTCAAGCACAATTCGACAAGAATGGAAATGATGAAAATCAAATAGCTTTAAAAGAAGCACAAACGAAC